ACATTTGGACAAATTGGCGGAGCTATCAGCAGAGAATGAGTTTGATACAGAAAACTATGTTTTGACAATTGAGGGCGGCGAAAATTCATACAGGAAAAACGACATCTTCAAGCTTAAAAACCCTGTTCTGATTGCGGAGGTTTTAACCTATCTATTAGAGAAATTAGAAGCAAAAGCCAATGAATTAAGAAAGGAGATTGCAGCTTAAAATAAGAGAGGGGAAACTCTTTTCCCCTCTCTTTCATCATTTAACTTTTACATTAAATAATGACAACTATGAGCAAAGATAAAAAAACGGAACGCAGAGAGCAATTTTTAGCTAAAAGAAAAGCATTGATAGCCTTGAGCCAGTTAGTTAGACCGCTAGTGGAAGAGGGCGAGTTTGAAACCGTTAACGAGGGTATTTTAGAGCAATACAAGGAAGCTAACCCGGGAGCTGACGAGTTTAACACCTTTAACCAATGGAAAGAGCAAGGATATACAATTAACAAGGGAAGCAAGGCCTTTGTAGTTTGGGGACAGCCACGCAAGGCGCAACAAGTACCCGAAGGAGCCGACGAACCCGAAGAATACAAATACTGGCCATTGTGTTACCTGTTTAGTAACGAACAGGTATTTAAGAAAGGCACTACACCCGAACCGCACCAAAAACAGCACCCAAAAACAGCACCCAAAGCCAATAATTTAGAAGAAGCACTTTTATAAAATACTAGGTACATGTACAACAGGCGACAATTTTTTAACGTAGTTTTTTGAGGTGACCGCCTTTAAAATGACCTGAAAAAACAAAGGGTTTAGAGATTGCACCGCAGCAACCGCAGCAGGATAGCCATGTGCTATTTTGCGCGCGCCCAATATGGTGTTCCGTGCCCTCCCCGCATGTTCGGGGATAATTACTGCCGTAATTCTGTTAACCTGGTTAACCGGCACTCTACCGGATTTATTTGATGATTTTTGCCAACTCTTTCACCATTCACAAGCCTTGCCAGTAAAGACTTTTACAAAAAATGTTATTTAACATGTAAACTTATTGCTCCGAAAGTTGGAGCGTATTGTTTTAAACACTATCTTTGAAGTGTTCATTTAAATCATTAACAAATAAAGCGGAACCGCAACCGAGTTAAAAAATAGCGACGAAACATCATGACAAATTTAGCAGATAAAAAATTCGAGATTCTTTGGAAAGTAAACTACGGAAGCTTAGAGTGTAAAAACGGTGTTCAATCAATCGAAGAAACTGAAAAAACAGAAGGTGAAGGTTCTTTGTTTGGCGGAACAAGATACGACCAAGTTGTTGACTTCTTTGAACTTCTTTCGCTTACTCATTATTCAGGAGTATATTCTTTTGTAATGTCTGAATTTACTCCGTTTGAACTTGGCGAAAAAATTGAAAAAGAAGATATCGAAGAATATTTAGAAAGTATCTACGATGATGAAACCGTTAAATTTTATGAATGTAAAGCTTTGACGTATGATGGAACTCCATATATGGTTTATTATCCACTTACAGAAGACATGGAAGAAGTTAGCAACGAAACTTTTAAAATAATGAAGCAATACCTTGATTTTACAGGTGAAGTAATTGAAAGAAAAGGTACTCTTTGATAATAGTAACAACAACAACCAAAGGCAGGCCAACCACCTGCCTTTTTTTAACTTAAATATTATGGACAGATTTCTGATAGCCGAAAACCCAATGAATAACGAGCCGAAACAGTTCGTTATTCACACCATTAAGCCAAAATGTATTATTGAGGCCGCCGAACCCGACACCGATCCGGTATCGTCGGGATATCCGCATAAGGTATTCGAGTTTATAAACTCCGATGGTGTGCCCGAAACATGGGCCTTAATAATCCGCGATGTTTACGACAGCAGTACAAACGAAGAGCTGGGTAAACTACTCGACCGCGCCTGGCGCTGGTTCCGCAGCTATATGGAGTGGGAAGATGCTAATATTGACGAAAAAGACGATGCGCAATGGAATTAACAAAACAAACACTGCACAACTTTTTGCAGCAACGCCCGGCCATCTCTCCGCGTGGGCTGGCACTACATGCCGGGTTAAACGAAAACTACATTAACCAAATGTACAACAAAAGCAACCGTGGCTTAACTGCCGATGGCAAAGAAAAACTATTGAAAATACTTCCGTTTTACGGCTGGTAGTTTTATTCACCTTAATTAAGAGATAGCCTTATTTTAGTTTTCATTCAAAAACTTAAATAAGGCTTTTTTAACCCCGCATAACCCCCATACCAACACCTCTGGCAGCAGTTTCATAACTATAAAAATTCATGCCCACAAACAGGGTATCAAAAGCATCAGTACCATCGGTTCGGTATTCCAGGCGGTCCTCTTCCGTTTCGGCCAGCTTTTCGCCGCTTTTGTCTTTTTGGAAGCCATAAGCTCCAACCTTTACACCCGTTTGACGCATGGCCGGTACCAGGGCCTCGTTATTCTGTTCATTTATCTGCACGAATAAGTATTTCTGACCTTTCAACGCCTGGTCAATCATCAGGTACTTTTCGTGGTGTTTTAGCGGGTTACCAATGTGCACCCGGGTAACATTCCACCCATTCTTTTCAAACTGACTACAAATCACCGAAGCAAAGTCTTCATCCGAAACGGCGTAGTTAGATCCCAATGCCGTATTATCGAAATAATACACTACTTCGCGCGAGTGATGGAAGCGGTAATAGGTACACACATCGTTTACTAACTCCCGGAGCTTCCGTTCATATTTTACGTAAAACGATTTAAGTACCTTCATTTTCATTCCGTCTTTTTGACCGGCCACCAACCAGTTAATATTCGCATTGTAATCAAAAGCAACCTGTATTGGTTTGTCCATGTCCACATCTCCATCTTGTCTGCAATCCTGTTCAGCGGCCTTTTTAAGGTCATAATCGAGGTTTTGAAGGTAAGAGTTATCAAATGCCGTGTAAAGGTGATATTTGTCGCTCAGCGCCGGATAAAAGCCATCTTTGAGCTTTCCGGGGCGAATACACATGATAGATGTTTGAAACACCAGTGGCGGAAGATCGCGCTTCAGCTGAGCGATATATTTTTTACCCAACAATTCCACATTCTCAATTGTACTCCATTCGCGGTAGTAAACAGCCACACTCCGGAACTGAGCCAAACGCAAACGCTTTTGGTAAAGCAGCTTTTTGGTGTAGGTATTCTGAGGCTTTTGTTTCAGGTCGTAAATATCCAGCACCAATTGTTGAATGGCCTCAATCAGTGGCTCATCCATTTTTTCCCGATAATTTAAAAACCAGCTTCCCTTTTTAGTGGCCGGCATATCACTTAAAATCAATATCGAGTTTAACCAGGGGCAATCGGCCCACTCACCTTTAAATCCACCATTAGCCGGAAATGTTTCATCCTTCAGCTTATCAAAGTTTACGAATTTTGCTTCATCAATTAATAAATACTGCAGAGTAAGTGAGTTCGATGTTCCGGGAATATCCTGTGAAATTAAATACCATACCGATCCGTTGTACCAGCTGATCACATGATCGTACCGTGCCGGCTCCCGAACCGGTTTAGCAAAATTCCAGGCTTTTGCCGGACGATGGCCAACACAATAATGGATATCGCGCTTAAAGCCCATATCGTCGAGCGCCTGAAGTGTACCAGGTAACGTTTGCGTTAAAATGCGCTGAAAAGCTGCACCAACCACACCACCCGAGCTTCTGGGCATTTGCTGAATATTACGCAGCGACCAGTTTGAAGCAAAACCGTGAGTCTTACCAATCCGCCGGCCACCAACAATTACACTGGTATGAGCTTGTACATTCTGAAACTCCAGCTGTGGACGATTGTAGTATATTTTCCGGGTTTCACTTGTCATCATTCACCGTTTCGTAATCAATATCCTCAATCTCTATTTCTCCCTTGTATTTCTTGTACAAGTCTGCAATTACCTGCTCTTTGTTCTCGAGAGGCTTGCCGCCGATCACTCGCGGATCCGTAGTCGGTTCGGTCGGTTGCGGAGCAATATCTTCCCACGGAATTTCAATACCATCTTCTTTATCCAGGCGATGATATTTAGCCAACTTATCAAGCGCCATAATACGCTCCATCAGTTTCTTTGGTCCTGCGGCTTTTGCCTCCTTAATTACCTCCTTCAGCTCTTCGGTTACCAGGTACCTGATCCATTCTTTACCGGCATTGCGTACATTGCCCAAAAGGATCCTTACATTGCTGATATCAACATAAGCCTGCGTTTGACTAATGCCGTACTCTTCCATCAAAAAATCACGCAATTCCCGATCGCTTAACGATGGGTTTTCTAAACTTTCGGTAAAGCAAAAGCGGTAACGCTTCAGCTGGTTGCGTTCAGCCGGAGTAAGGGTTTCAATTTCGTCAAGGTTATCGAAAAGTACCCCTTTAAATTTATCTAAAGCCGGTTTACGTGGCATATTTTAAAGTTGATTGATTTTTGGATGTGATTAAAGGACTGATCTATTCGCTACCGGTCATTTTATCCAAATACTCCTTAACAAAACCTTCAGCCTGTGGAGATCCTTTCTTTGCGAATTCAACGGTTAGTTTGCGTATATCGACCATGCTTTCCAGTTTTCCTTTCAGGTAAGCTTTGGCCAGATCCGATTTTTTACTGCGCACCTGGC